TGGACGCTGCGCCAAGGTGTGTGGGATTTGCAATTGACTTATCCCGGTGGCGAGGTTGTCACGATCGTCGCGGGGTCCGTCGTGGTCACGGCCGATGTCACGGATTCATTGGTTCTGCCGGCCGGTATTCGCACCTACAGCATCCCGCGCTAATGACGAATCATTGCATGGAATATGACGTCGTGGTCGCGGATTCGCGCGTGGACACGGTCGAGGTCATTTCTCGAGAACTCATCATTGAGGCGGACGCGCAATCGCCGGTTGCCGGCCCTCAGGGGCCCAAGGGCGACACGGGCGCCCAGGGTCCGATCGGACAGACCGGGGCCACCGGTCCGGTCGGCCCACAAGGCTCTCAGGGCCCGAAAGGCGATACCGGCGCACAGGGTCCGCAGGGCCCGACCGGCGCGGCCGGTCTGGGCGTCCCGGCGGGCGGGGCGACTGCATCCGTGCTGCAAAAGAAATCGGCGGCCGATAACGACACACAATGGTATACACTCACTAAGTCAGGAGTGGGGCTCGGGAACGTCGACAATACGGCCGATGTCAATAAGCCGATGTCGACGCCACAAAAGAATTACATTTTCAGCCGAGGCCCGAGCCTGGTCACGAACGGGTCCGGGCTGCTCGGCGACAACACGAACTTTTCGCAGCTTTATGATTTCGTCTCGAGCGACCGGCCGATCGGCGCGCAGGGGTCATTTCAATTGAAAACCTCCGCCGCACAGAGCGCGACAATCGATGAATTGATCGCGATTGATCCATCGAAATACTATGACATGACGTTCGCCTATCGTCAGGCGGCGGGCGATGGCACGCGGCGCTTTTATTCGATGATCATGCCCTATGACGTCGATAAGCTGTCGATTCAGCCCTATTACTACATGGAACAGGCCAACACGCGAACGACGTTGGCGGTGGACCTGAATCCGAATGACACGACGGTCACGCTGACCAGCGCGGCCAATTGGAACAATGCGGCCGGGTCGAGCACCTGGTTTCGCTCGCTTCTCATTTGGAATTATGTTGACGGAACCGGTTTTCAATGGCCGGCCGGCAGCTATTCGCGGAGATACTATGCTGACGTTTACGCGGATGGCGCGATTGTCGGTAACGTGATCACGCTCCGCGTGCCGTGGGCGGGTCCGGCAATTCCGGCGGGCACGGCAATCAGTAACGGTTCGTCCGGTGGTTCGTATATGTATGGGGTCAGTAATTCTCTGGCGCCCACGGTCTGGACGAGTTATGGACCGTACCGGTATGGCGGGGTCCACACGGATAATCGAAACTCCGCGACCACCCAATTTCCGGCGGCAACCAGCTATATCAAAGTCGGCTTCCTCCACAATTATCCAGCGCCGACCGATCCGACGGCAATATCCCGGGTCTCGCTGGTCAATCTGATTCTTGCTCCGGCGACAAAGATATTTTCCGGCGCCGGGGTCCCGGATGTCCTGATGGGCTGGCTCGGTGATTGGTATTTCCGGACCGACAATCGCAATTTCTACGAAAAGACGACCAATAACTCCTGGGCCCTGCGCGGTTCTCTGGCGGTCGGCAATCCATAGGTGATCAAAGGGAGGTCCTGATGACTCCCGACGATGTTCTCGACGCCCGTTGGCGGCCCGTAGACCCCTCTGGTGACGTGTGTGGGCATCGATTCCGCGCCCGGACGTGTCAACGCACCGGAGCGCACTACTGCCGGCCCAGAGCAGACCACGTCGTCGCCTTTTTCGCCGAATTGCTCGTCCATACCCGCGGAGTCCACGCGAGGAACGCATTCATCCTGGATCACTGGCAGGAATACGAAATAATCCGGCCGCTTTTCGGTGAGGTGATCTGGTCCCACGAGTATCATCGATATGTGCGCCGATATCGGATCGCGCATATGGTGATGGCCCGAAAGAACGGCAAATCCGAGCTGGCCGCCGGAATTCAGCTGTATATGCTGGTTTCGGACGATGAGGAAGCGGCCGAGGTCTATTCGGCGGCCAAGGACACGAAACAGGCCGGCAAAGTGTTCGAACCGGCGCTGCGAATGGTCCAATTGTCGACGCGATTGTCGAAAATCGTGAAGCATTACAGCAATGCGCGTCGCCTCGTGTATGAAAAAATGGCGTCATTTTACGAAATTCTGACGGCCGACGCCAAGGGCGAGTTGGGCCATAATCCGCACTCATTCAATCTTGATGAGGTGCTGGCGCTGCCTGATGCGTCCCTGTGGGAGACAATGACGACCGCGGTGGGCGCCCGGGCGCAGGAATTGCTTTACACGACCACCACGGAAACCAGCGACAGTGCCAGTTTCGGCGCCTCTCTCATCAATGACGCGGAGCGAATCCAGGAGGACCCCGCTCGCGCGCCCCATGTGTTCGCTTTCGTCCGGAAATTGCCGAACACGAATGAGGCAATCGAACGATTGCACCGGATTTTCCCGGATCACCCGGATTTGCCGGTCTCGACCGATGTGTGGGACGAGCGAAATTGGAAATGGCCGAATCCCGGCCTGGATTCATTCAAATCACGGGATGCCATGCGGCGTCAAGCTCTTGACGCCAGGGACAAGCCCGAGCGAGAGAACGCTTTTCGCCAATTCCAGATGAATCAGCGCGTCCAACAGGTCACCCGGTATATCCCGATGGACTTGTGGGACGCGAATATCGGCGAATTGCGCATGAATCCTGATTGGAACGTCGAGAAGCTGGCCGGTCAGAAATGTTATGCGGGACTGGACCTCTCGTCCAAGCTGGATATGACCGCGTGGTGCCTGCAATTCCCGTTCGGGGAGGTCCTGTGGCGATTCTGGGTGCCCGAATCCGTGGTGCCGATTCTCTCGGATTTTACGGATGGTGCCTTCGAGGACTGGGTAAGGCAGGGCTGGATCATTGCGACCGAGGGCGACACCATCGATTACGAGCGTGTCTATTCCGATATCGCAATCGACACTGAACGTTTCGCCGTTGTGCGCTGTGTCTATGACCGCTGGTCGGGTGAGCCTGTCCGGCAACGTCTCGAGAGTGACACCGGCCTCGAATTCATCGAATCGGGCACGACATACACACAAATGACCGGGCCGATGAATGAGGCAATGCGTCTGTTGACCGCGCATAAGATTCGGCACGGCGGCAATCCGGTCGCCCGTTGGATGGCTGACAGCCTTGAGGCGAAACGACCGCGTGACGATCCTGACCGAATTCGGCCGGTCAAGCCCGATCGGCAGGCGACCGGAAAACGGATCGATGGAATGCCGGCGTGGTTTTTCGCGCTGGACGGAATGCTCATGACCAAGGTTGAGCCGGTGTCCGCCTATGAGGACCCGAATGCGAGAGTGGGCGTGGTGTAATGGGATTCGCTCAGTCACTGCGCAATATGATTATGGGGCAGGAAACGATCGTTCTGCCGAAGGCCGACATCGTGCGCCGGCCTGTCAGTTTCGAGACGGTCGCGCCCTCGCCATTGATGACGGTCACCAGCAATGGCATTGAGGTTTCGATCAATCTGGATGAATTGCTCGGCGCCAGTCCGGTCAAGCTCTTCCGGACCCAGCCCTATTTGCGGGCGGTCGTCTCATTTCTCAGTCGCAATATCGCACAGCTGGGATTGCATACATATGAACGTATCTCGGACACGGAGCGGGAACGCAGCACCGACAGCGTGACCGCGAAATTGATCCGAAGCCCGAACGATTACACGACCAGATATGAATTGATCGATGCGCTGGTCGCGGATTTGGCGCTGTGGGATCAGGCCTTTTGGGCGGTCACCCCGGACAGCAAACGCGAACCTGGGTGGAGAATCACCCCGATTCCGGTTGCTTGGGTGGACATTCCGGCGGGCGGGAACTTCTGGCAGCCGGACAAATGGCGAGTGACCAAGCCCGGATCGCCAACCGTCGAAATCGGCGCCGAGAATATGATCCACTTCCACGGTTGGGACCCGGAGCATTTGCAGCGCGGAGTGTCCCCGGTCGAGACTCTGAAAAACATTCTGGCGGAACAAATTGCGTCCGTGGTCTACCGTCAGCAGCGATGGGAACGAGGCGGCCGGGTCGGCGCGGTCATCACCCGGCCGGCCGGCGCGCCGCAATGGTCCGAGGGTGCCGAGGATCGATTCCGCCGAGAATGGCGCAATGCCTACGCTTCCCGTGACGGTTCGGACGCGGGCGGAACGCCAATTCTCCAGGACGGCATGACGCTCACGAAAATCGGATTCAGCGCCGTCGAGGATGAATTTGTCGAGGCGAATAAGCTGGCCCTGACGACCGTGGCGAGTGTGTATCACGTCAACCCGACCATGCTCGGTCTCCTGGACAATGCGAATTATTCGAATGTCCGGGAATTTCGGCGGATGCTGTACGGCGATACGCTCGGGCCCTGGCTTTCCATGATTGAGGACCGGCTGAATTCATTCTTGGTGCCTAAGGTCGAGGATGATCCGCAGACGGATTTATATGTGGAATTCAATATCAGCGAGAAGTTGCAGGGGTCATTCGAGGAACAGGCGACCGTGGCGAATATGGCGGTCGGCGGACCATATATGACGCGCAACGAATATCGCGCCCGTCAGAATATGCCGCCGATCGACGGCGCCGATGATTTGATCATCCCGCTGAACGTTGCGACGGAGGGTGCGCCGCCACCGGCGCCGGCCGAGGCGCCCAAGGGTCAGATTCGGCTCTCAGATGACGCCAGACGGACGAAAGTGGCGCGCTGGGTGCAGGTACGGGCCCGGGCGTCCCGGCGAGCCCACAATCGAACTGAAGCCGTTCTGCGCAGCTTCTACCGGCGCCAGTCACGCGTCGTTCTGTCACAACTCGGCTCAAAAGCGGACACCGCTTGGTGGGACAGCGAACGATGGAACGCCGAACTGCGGGATGACTTGTATCGCTTGGCACTTCAGGTGAACGATGAGGTGGGCACTGAGGTATTCACGGATATCGGCCTGCCGGACCCGTTCGACGCGGAGGCCAACGCGGATTTGCTCCTGGAAGTCGTGACATCCCGGGCCGAGTGGATCAATGAAACCACGAAAGCCGCGATCGTAGATGCTCTCTCGAGAGCGGGCGAAGAGGATGCGCCGACCCCGGCCGATGTCTTTAAGGATGCCGAACAAAATCGCGCCGGATTGAATGCCGTCACATTGTGCACGACATTCGCGGCAATCGCGTCCAAGGAGGCCGGCCGGCAGGCCGCGCCCGAGGGCGGCGCCACGAAAACCTGGGTGGTTCAATCCAAGAATTCGCGGCACCCGGAAATGAATGGGCAGACGGTCGGCATTGAGGAAAAATTCTCGAATGGCGCCGATTGGCCCGGTGATGCGGTACTCGGACCGGACGAAACGTCTGGCTGTCATTGTGAGTTGGTGATCAATATTCCATGATCGTCCTCGGGGTAATTCTGCTGATCGTTGCCGTGGTCTGCGTCATTCTCGGGCTGGCGGTTCAGGCCGTCAATTTCCTGCTATGGGTCGGCGTCGGACTGGTCGTCGTCGGCGTATTGGTCTTCATTTATGAACGCTTCGGCCATCGAAAACTACCGTGATCGGGAGGAACAATGCGAATCAAATCATGCCCGGCACGGGTCAAGCTGGACGGCGAGAGCGAAACGGGTGGCGAGACCGGCACCTTCGAGGCGCTGGTTTCCGTGTTCGGAAACAAAGATTCCTACGGCGAAATCGTCATGCCCGGCGCATTCACGAACACGCTGGCGGAGTGGGCCGAGAAGGGTGATCCCATTCCGGTCTATTGGTCCCACCGACTCGATGATCCTGATTTCAATATCGGCCACGTCATCGAGGCGAAGGAAATCGAGGAAGGACTTTGGGTCAAGGGTCAATTGGACCTGGACAACCCGAAGGCGAAGTCCACGCACAACCTGATGAGACAGCGCCGGGTTACACAATTCTCGTTCTCGTTCAATGTGCCCCCGGGTGGCGCGACCGAAAACGATGATGCAATCGAGCTGAATGAGATTCAGCTCTATGAAGTGGGCCCGACGCCCATCGGGGCCAATCCCGAAACGGAATTGCTCGGGGTCAAGGCCGGCCGTGTGCTGTCGGCCAAAAATGTCGAGAAAATCAAGTCGGCCCGTGACGCAATGCGCGCGGCTGACCAGGCGTTGTCGGAATTGCTGAATCTGGATTCCGACGATGAGGGCAAGTCAGCAAAGGCAGCGGTCAAGGTCGAGGAACCCAAAAAGGTCAAGACCGAGGAATCGCGGCCGAGTGTGGACAGTGTCCTCGCACAATTGGAACTAGCCGGATTGTGAGAGGAAAATGGCAACACTAATCGAACAGCGCGACCAGGCAATTCGTGACGCTCGGGCAATCGCCGAGGGCGCGAAGAGCGCGGGACGCGACATGACCAGTGATGAAATCAATTCCGTCAATGGCTACCTTGAGAACATCAAGGAAATGTCAGGCAAGATCGCCAAGGCTCGGCAGGGCGAGGAATTGATCGAAAAGCTCGGCCAGCTCGACGGCGGAAAGCATTTCACCCCGGACGCCATGGGCGTCCAGAGCATCGGCGAACATTTCATCACGCACGCCAAGAGCCGTTTGGCGCAACTGAAGAATACCCCGGGCGCCAGCATTGCCGTTCCCGAATTCTATTTCGGGAAGGCGGCCACTGATACGCACGTCACCGGCGGCCCGGACGGCGCTTACGGAATCGCCCTGAATCAGGTCGACACCAGCGTCACTCGTGGATATCGGCCGGATGCCGTCGTGGCTGATCTGGCAAGTTCTGGGTCCCTTTCCGGGCAGTCCATCACCTATTTCGTGGAAGGCAACCGCGAGGGCAGTTTTGCGACCGTGCCGGAAGGCGGACTCAAGCCTCAGCTGCATTATGGGTTCACCACCGTCACGGAATCGCTCACCAAGATCGCGGGATTCATCAAGCTTTCTGATGAAATGATCGATGACCTGGCCTTCCTGGTCAGCGAAATCAATACCCGTCTGCTGTATGACCTTTCGATGTTCGAAGAGCAGCAGCTTCTGAATGGTGACGGAACCGCGCCGAATCTGCGTGGCTACCTGAATCGGTCGGGAATTCAGACCGAGGAAGCGGCCGATGCGGATGATGCGCTTGATGCATTTTTCCGGGCACTGACCAAGGTCCAGTTGGCGACCGGATTGACCGCCGATGGAATTGTCATCAATCCGGCGGATTATCAGGGTATTCGGCTGGCCAAGGACGGAAATGGTCAGTACCTGGCCGGTGGCCCGTTCGGCGGCCCGTATGGGTCGAGCACCAGCGTTACCTGGCAGCCACCGATTTGGGGAATGCGGACCGTCGTCACGTCTGCGATTGCGGCCGGCACGGTTCTCGTCGGCGCATTCAAACAGGCCAGCACGGTTTACCGAAAGGGCGGCGTGCGCGTGTCGTCCACGAATTCGAATGTGGATGATTTCGTGCACAACCTGATCACGGTT